ATTTCTCCCGTACGCACGAAATCATCCGAGTTCAGTTCAATTGATTGAATAAAATCATTGAGATTAATCGCATCTTTGCAGGTTTCATTCAAAAATACATTCAAATTAAATTTGTTCGTGGTATGGTTGATTGTATTATTATTAGTGGTTGTAGTATTACCCGAGTTCTTTGCTAGATCTATAACCATTTCATGTAACTCCTTATTTTGTTTCAATAACTCTAGAACCAAGGACGAATCCACAACTGCTACTGGTTCTAGAGATTTAGGTTGAACCGTACCATCGCATTTTTGTTTATGATTCCATAATGAAGACGCATGTTTGAATGTTTTCTCACACTCACATTGATAGATTTTAGAACTTATTGGAACTATTTTGTTCGTATTTGTTCGTATTTGATGTTTTGCAGTAGATAAATGGCGGTAATATTGACTCTTTCGCATGGTAGTATAATCACAATATTTACATTCATATTCACGTGAACTTTCTGTACTTTTATTATTCGTCATCTTCGTATATTATACGAAGATGTTTAGTTCCTAAATCGTTTAGTTGGCAATATACTTTTTTATTTACAGTAACAATAATTTTTCACAAAAAATCAAAAATACACCATAATGGTAATACATCGTATTTTATATAGGTATAAATACAAAACTATTTTTCCCAAATGAAATTTGGACATTTATTTATGTCCAATTCTAGTTAGTTAAGCCATTTATTTTATCGATTATTTTGTACAAATATGATAAAAAATTGAAATACTTAATATTATAGAATGATATCATATCCAACAACAAAACAATCATGTCAACCCAAGTATTTACAATCCCTCGTTTCATGTTAACCTTAGGTAAGGTTGCAACAGATAACATGAAAACGCAAAAACAGGTATTGTTACAATTGCGCAAAGACCAATCTATTAAGAATAAAGAATTGGTACTATTACAACGCGAAGTTCGAATTATCGAAAAGGAAACTAAAAAACAAATGAAAGTTCTTGAAAAAGAAGCCAAAACTGCCCGCCAGCAGGCAATGAAAGACATAAAGAAGGAAAGGGCAATTCAGATAAAACTTACAAATAAAGAACGTAAACTAGAGGAACGAGTGATCAAAACGCATATCGTTAAACTGAATCGCAAAATTAGTAGAGAAGAAGCATCAATTGCCAAACTAAAACAAACAATCGTATAAACAAAATTAAAACAAAATAAAAAGGGCTAGTTATGCCTTTTTTATTTTACTAGCAGAACGCAATATTTCTACGTGTAATCATATTACCATTTTGAGGCCTAATATAATAATCATCAACATAATCTTCACTATTATAACCATCGAGGACTAATGTATTATTCTCCGAAATAATCGAGTCAGTATCGCTATCGCCGTCGTGTTCGTCGTCGCTGTTTTTATTATATGTGAATTCGAGTTTTTCATCAAATCCGTCGAATCCGTTAAATAAAATATATTCAAAGTAACAGAATAACATATCAAAGCACGACATTGTAACTGTATTAATATTATTACTTAATATTATGTATTTAAATCGATTTCATGCAAGTTATTTACATAGAGGAACGATTTCGTATACCGATTTCCATATTGTTGTATATTCTTACAGATTGAGTTTCGGCGACATAGTATATAATGCTAGATCCAGCAACAATCCATATAACGTAAATACCAAGCGTCGAAATTGGTTCCATTTCTATAACAAACTAAAAAAATTTATATATTTGTAAATAAACTGTATAAATATATAAACTCGTATACATAAAATACTAAATATGTATCGTTCAAACTCATTAAATACGCAAAATGACTTATTATTGAGTAATTTAATGGAATTTTATAAAGAACATGATAATTTAAATAATATGATGAATATTATTAACGGCGAATCTAAAATATCATTACGTATTGTAGATTGGTTTGTAACAAATTTCGCAAAGAAATATTATACCGTATATGAAATATCGACAAAGCGCGGAGACCTAACAATAATGGACCGATTTAAAGTATATAATGACTACAAGTTGAAACTAAAGGCTTATTCAAAAAAACGATTTGACCCATTTTGTCGATGGGACCGCATTTCAGTTCCATATAATGAAGACCAATTAATGGAAACCACAATAGGTCAATTAAACTTTTTTAAATGGGCGATTGAGAACCATATTGTAGAATATATTCAAAAAAATTATGAAACTATCGAAAATGACATGAATAAGCGCAATCTCACTACTAAAAAACGCATACCCCTCGACGGACCATCCGATAAAACCGACAATGTTAATACGAAAACAAGAAAACGTCGCGAAGAATTGTCAGTATCCGCATGTAAAACAATAAAAAAGGAAAGTGTTAAAATTGTTGTGAAATTTAATTAGATATGGATAGATATTCATTATACCGAGACAGGTGAATTGGGTGGAGGAGGCAAACGTGGAGTTGTAGATTGTAGTGAAATAATATGTTGTATAAATTTTTCGATCTGTAATATCCATCCATTTCCAGGGTCATTGACATCACCGTCGGTATAGGTTGCATCGGCATTAGTGTTAATATCTAACATAGTTACGTCGCTAGTTGTAACATTAGGATCCCATTTTGTATAATCTCCGAGCCAATTATCATGATAGTCCTTGCATTTCTTAAGATACGATAGTTCTATCGCACCTTCACCACTTCGCGAACGCTTATTAATTCGTTCAAAACATTTATCAGCGTCCGCGTTTATATAAATATGACCGGTTACATGGTTATCTTTTGCATGTTCGTTTGATAACAAGCAGTAGATTTTATAATCAATATCAGTTATAGTTTCGTCGTCATGTAACATCTTAGCAAAAATCTCTTTATCGGCATCAACCGATCTTTCACATATCAATACATCACAAGTTGGATTATTTCGAATTGTATCTCTTATTAATGATAATCGAGTGGTTAACGCCATTACTTGGAATTGAAACGCATATTTAGAAGGTTCCGCATAAAACTTTTGTAGAATTGTTTGTCCGTCATTATCTTTAATTGTTTCCCAAATATCAACCGGTTCTTTTACAAAAATTATATTTTGTTTGTTGATGAATTTTTTTTGCAGTTCTTGTACGATGGTTGTTTTTCCAGCACCGATATTACCCTCGATAGAAATAATTACGGGACGACACATTTTGTAAGAATGGTTATAAATATTCGGAATATTATTTTTGCTAATATATAACTAATATTCCGAATTCAATTTTTTATACAGATAAAAATATGTTATACTTATATAGCATTATGGAAAGACTTCCTAGCGACGACATGACTGTAGTTGATATTTCGACTGAATCGACCGACACGGTTACTAAATCAAGACGTGAATCTTTTATGGATGGTATAAAAGATATACAGGAAACTGTAGGCGATCAAGATTTTAAACAAAAAATGGGTGCATACATGGCATTTGTGTTAGAAATGTATCGTGTAGTAATGGGAACATTATTATTAGTATTTGTCCCACAGAAGTGTAACGACCAGTTATGTACTATGTCAGATGTAATGTCATCAGAAGACCAAATATATGCTGGAAACATCGCTATTAATTTTGTCACATTCGCATCATTTTTTGTAATGTATGTCGTTGAGATCCGTCGCGAAAACAAAATGATATCCTATTTAGATGTTAATAAAGAATTCCCTTCTGATAATGATGCCGTTGGTGAAGCATTATTACTTTTACCTGAAAAAAAAAGAAAGGTTATATTGAATCTAGATGGATCTTATCAGAACGCATGTTACGTTGCCGCATTTTTCTATTTATTAAATTCTGTGTATAGTGGAATTGTAATTTATGATAATTATTTCGACAGTAAGACGACTACTGTATTCGTCACCAATTTATTATTTTTAGCAGGTAAATTAGCCGATGTTTACGGACTTGCTAATACAGATACTAATATATTTTATTCTGCCTACCTCAAAGACAAGGTGCAATATAATTATGCCGATCCCGATAAGGTTAAAGAAGAGCCTTCCGTCGTTGAGATTGAAGAAGAACCCAAAGAAACAAGTAAGGTAGAGGCAGAAGAATCCATCTAATTATAATATGCGAGTTGGTTTATAAAATAAGATATCTAGAAAATTACTCGTAGTAGGAAACTCATCTACTCCATAAATGTCTTGTAACATTAACCATTCGAACATTCCACCCATATATAAATATATATTCGTAAATCCTAGACCGGATAATTGTTTCGCTTTTGTGTTGACATTTTCGTCATTTACATTCATGCCGTATATTACAATTTGGGGGGTAAAATCGTATTGATTTAATCGTTCATTTATAATTGACTCCTCTGAATCGTAAGAAATAGTATTCTGAATTAAACAATGTTGTTTTGTTGATTCTAATGTGTTTATTATTATATAATCTTTTGGTTTTGATATAATATATTGTACGTCTTCAAACGAAACCTTTCGGTACGTTTGTTGGAAAAACCCTTGGAACATTTCTAGAATGATATCAAAGTTTATTTCTATATTTTTTATGAAAAATTGAATATAAAAATACATACGTCGTGAAAAGAAACCAACATTTATTAATAATTAATAATAATCAACATGGATCTCGCTCAACGTAAATTAGTCAAATCGGAATGGGAATCCATTGAAATTCCCGTTTCATCACAAGAAAAAAAAATCTTACAAATGATAAACGATGGGTACCATAATACTAATATTCATAGTAATATTAATCAGTCATTGTATTCATTTGTAAAGATCGATAAAAATGATGGCACTGAACTCATGTTATTTCAAAAGTATTTCGAGCCCAATTTGAGAAAATTATTCGAAAAATACGGAAAAAAGACCCCACTCGAGAATATACATTTTCCCGAATCTGTAGATAAAATCAAAACACTAAAAAAAATCGATAAATTACGTATTCAAAATTTAGAATCTAATATTGGCGATAATAAATCATCGATATTTGAATACATTATATTGGACTTAATGACTAGTCTATTAAAACACGTACATAAAAGAAAATCAAATCACGCATTCTACTTATACACTCTTTTACAATTAAACAAAGCAACGATTACCAATCTAAATTGTCATTTCATGCGTATTTTGGGTGAAGTTACCCATTATGTTAACTCGTTTACAACGACTAGTGAAATTATTACTAACGCATACGATTTTATCGAAAAAAATCCTCATTTGTTAAAATATGAAGATAAAACGTTATTTCATCATCAGAAAGAATTATACAATATATTTGATAATAATAATAACACTCCGAAATTAGTACTGTATACAGCGCCAACTGGTACTGGAAAAACACTTTCGCCAATCGGTCTATCTAATAATTATAGAATTATATTTGTTTGTGTTGCTAGACACATTGGTCTCGCACTAGCAAAGGCGTCTATCTCCATGGAAAAAAAGGTTGCGTTCGCATTTGGATGTGAATCAGCCGCAGATATTCGTCTACATTACTTTTCAGCGGTTGATTATACGCGAAATAAAAGGTCGGGTGGCATTGGTAAAGTTGATAATAGCGTAGGTACCAATGTTGAAATTATGATTTGTGACGTTCAATCCTACATCACAGCAATGCACTATATGATAGCATTCAATGAAACTGATAAAATTATTACATATTGGGATGAACCTACAATTACTATGGATTATGAGAATCATGATTTACATTCTATAATCCATTCTAATTGGGTCAATAATAAAATCCCGAATATGGTTCTATCATGTGCGACGTTGCCAACCCAAGACGAATTACAGCCGGTATTTCATGATTTTCAGTCAACATTTCAAGATGCCGACGTACATACAATTACTAGTTATGATTGTCGAAAATCTATTTCCATCTTAAACAAATCCGGATATTGTGCGCTTCCTCATTATTTATATGAAGACTATTATAAGATGATATCGTGTGCTCGCTATTGCGAATCCAACAAAACACTTCTACGATATTTTGATTTGCGTGAGATTATCACATTCATTGAATATATTAATTCAAATAATCTAATTGAGGATGATTATAAAATCGACACCTATTTTACTGGTAATATCAGTGATATTACGATGAATCGACTCAAAGAATATTACCTCAACTTGCTATTACAAGTTGAAGAAAGTGATTGGAATACGATTTACACTCATTTGAATAGTGTAAAAAGTAAGAAATTTGATGTGAATAAAAACGCCACTGGTGTATCAATCACCACATCTGACGCATATACATTAACAGATGGACCAACTATTTTCCTAGCAGACGATGTTGACAAAATCGGAAACTTTTACATTCAACAGACCAATATTCAACCGTCGGTATTTGAAACGATATTGTCAAGAATTACTAAAAATGCCGATATTATCAAACGCATCGAATATCTTGAAGGCGAAATTTTATCAAAAGAAGTAAAAAATGATAATTATAGTGACTCGAAAGTGGTGAGAGATAGTGGGCGTTTATGTAAGGAATCAGAAGAATGGGCCAATGAAATTAATAAGTTAAGAAAAGAAATTAAGTTAGTAACATTGGATTCTATATACGTTCCAAATACCCGACCTCACCAATCGCAATGGAGTCCAGATGGCGAGATACGTGAAAACGCATTTGTATCGAATATTGATGATATTACATCAAAAGAAATTATGCAATTAAATATCGAGAATCATTTGAAGGTATTGCTTCTCCTCGGTATTGGTATGTTTATTGATAATCCAAATATTGCGTATATGGAAATAATGAAGCGTCTAGCCGATCAACAAAAACTGTTTATTATTATAGCATCCAGTGATTACATATATGGAACGAATTATCAGTTCTGTCATGGGTTTATTGGGAAAGACCTTACCAATATGACACCACAAAAAACACTACAAGCAATGGGACGTATTGGTAGAAACCATATTCAACAGGATTATACTATTCGATTTCGAGACGACGATATGATTCATAGATTGTTTCAAAAACCAACGGTAAATACAGAAGCAAATAATATGTGTTCTCTATTCACTTCGGATTGATTTGGTTATAGTTTGAACTCATGATGTATAAAACTGTGTTCTATTCCTTCTTCTTTATATGAAAATAAAACCTTACCATCTTCATTATTCATGTTGATTGGAAAATACGTATCGTTATTGTGATCTTTATTAATATGATACGAATAAATATTTTCTATTAGTATTGATTTGTCTAACATGAATTCGCGATACGTCTTGGCGCCGCCTATAATCCATACATTATCGTATTTTGCTTGTTTACAATGAGATTTTACATTTTTAATATTGTTAAAATATTCTACATTTGGGTACGCTGATATTGGCGGGGTTTTAGTTGACATTACTAAATTTTGACGGTTTGATAATGGAAAATATTTATAACACATCATATCATCAAATGTAGTTGAACCCATAATTACCGCATTATTTCGATCACCAATAGTTAATTTTGAAAAAAAACTAGAGTAAGTACCTGCTAAATCCCACGGTAAATCACCTCGCCTACCCATGCCACCATTTTTAAAGATAGCAGTAATTATATTAAACGACATAGTATTAGATTAGAGAAAAATAACTATGTAAATAACTTATCGTTCAATCAATTTGGGAATTATTTTACTCGCAATTAGTAAAATATGGAAATATACTAACTATGAACCCTATTTTTTTATTGACAGGTAAGACATTGTGTATGCGACGATTAAAGCATACGGATTTACAATACTCATATTATGAAGTAATGAGTTTGTTATCAGAAGTTGATCGAACTATATTAAGATCGAGAGAGATATTCGATAATTTAGAAAATGAATATGTATACTTTGTAGTTGAAGATTTACATACACACATGATAATAGGTACAGGTACTGTTATTATTACGAATGCGAAAACTAAGTTAAGTCAAATCGCATGCATCGAACATATTATCATACGCAAAGATTATCAAAATATTGGTTTAGGTGATATAATGTTTGAGCGATTAAAGTATTATTGCTTGAATACGAAAAGATGTTTACGATTACAAATAAATTGTAATAGTGAATTATGATTTATTCGCAATCAATCAGTTTATAATCCAAATCAAAACATGCCACTATACAATCATCATTTTCGCATTTATCTAATAGGTTCATGTTCTCTAAAAAGAGTGATATGGTTGTATTGAAAAAGGCGTTTTCGTCTATGTTATTCTGTTCTTGCATACATGAACCATGTTTCGTCCATTCGTGCTCCCATAATGTGGTGTCGCAAGCGTGCCAATATGTATTCATATCGGCTAGTAATTCACCCGTAGGTTTTACATAAGACACGCTTTTACAGTTTTCAGGGTAGGCTGTACTATTTATTTGCGGCCAAAGACCGTGAATCATATAGTCGTTACTGCACCATTTTTGGACTGCCAACTCATAATAGTTATATATGTTGGTTGAATCTACCACACTTATACTTGCTAATATAGTTATTAATTTTGAGAACATTGCTATATTATACACATTATATTTATTTATTTTCATAATATATATAAAATAATACATGGCAATTATCAAAACCGAAAACATAAAAGGAGTTCTTACATATACTGTAAAAAAGGATATTAATGATAACGAAGCAGATAATAAGTTGACGAATGCGTTTGTAACCACTTCCATGATAACCAATATTATCAATCATGATGCTGACGTATACACAGAAGAAGGCAAGTTATTACTTAAATTTAGAAAAAAAGCCCTTTCACAAAAACATACAACCGGATTTTATAATAATGTTATTAAGTTCGCATTACATTCTACAAACAATAGAGGAAGCGCAACTGGCAGTAACTCTAAAAATGTGTATGATAATCCAAAAATTATGACTAATATTTTCGGTTATTTTGATAGGTACTCTCCAATTCAAAAGAAACAATTTCGCGAAGTGGGGATGAAGCAACCATTGGAGGTGAGAGAATGTAGGTTCAATCGCGATTATCCGGAATTATATGAGAAAACATTACCATTGATACGCGACATTAATCGTCTTTACAAAAAACATACTCCCGTACATTTCAAAAAACAAAACAATAAGGCGAAAGAAACGGCGTTTAAAATACCAGGAACCGCATTTACTACTATAACCACCAATGTCAATTTTAGAACATCTATTCACACCGATAAAGGCGACGATACAGAAGGGTTCGGTAATTTAGTGGTGATTGAGAAGGGTAAATATAGCGGGGCAGAAACTTGCTTCCCTCAATATGGAATTGGGGTAGATGTTCGAACTGGAGATATGTTATTCATGAACGTACATGAATTACACGGTAATTTACCAATGACACCCATTGACACAGACGCTCGTCGACTTTCTGTTGTATGCTATCTCCGAGAAAATTTATGGAAACGAACTCGTGAAAAATCAGAATACTTTTTCAAAAAACACATTAAAACGCTTCGTAATTTAGGTAACAAAACGAAAATTGATAATAAAACTCGTAAAAACAAACGCAAGTAAATGCAATGTATTCTATAAAACATATCCTTTTTATAGAATCTAGAGAATGACGATTATTTTGGCGATTCATCTCTCTTAATGCGTGCCATGCGAACTTCAGTCATGCCATTATCGCGATGAAAAACACTAACGTACCCCGGATATTTTTTTTCTAAATATTCTGCAGCGAATCGATTAGCATCTAAACGTCCCTCGGTAACACCTAATCCACCAGGTGCGTGTTTTTTTGCCTTTATAGTAACATCATTGTAACGAACGACGCCTCCATCCTTAATGAAATATTTAATGCTCTGTTCGTAATCTTCCTTTTCTTTAATTTGAGACGAAGGTTGAACTGTCTTTGTTTTGCGGTTTATGAAACCGTATAAGGTTCCTATGATAAACTTCAAGTCCGTTGTTGTTTTATTTTTCATAAAAAAGGGATTATGTACGGGATAAATGCCCCATATATACAGGTTCTCTTTCTTCAATGTAGTAAATGCGTCTGAAAAAAACTTATGGACGTTGGATATTTTTTTTAATTCTTTGTCTGATACTTTTTTAAAAAGACCTTCTACATCATCATCGATCGAAACGATTGCTTGATTTTCAGCATAATGGTTCACAATGAACTTGCGTTGTTCTGTAATTCCGATTTTGCCTACTACTATTTTACCATACATTTCCTTTGGGATTGCATTCTTGTATCGTTTTTCCTCGGCTTTATTCGCAACGAAAATATGGACTACATTACTAGGAACTCCTCCATCTGAAAGTGTTTTCAACGATTTTTGGACGATCGCGTCGGGACGATTATAGGACGGAATTGCCACGACATAGGATTTTGTAGGTCTATTCTTTCTTGTTTTACGGGCAGACATCTCTAATATATATATTTTTGAGAAATTATATTACATACAAAAAAAATAAAAGGGATGTTCGCCCGTTTATTTTTTGTTTTTGTTTGAATTATAGTTTCGTCATGGAAAATACATACTGGTTTAGGTAATCATTAAATGGGTAACGAGCAGTGTCACGACATTCGAGTCCCTTTAATCGGTCAGTAATTTGATGACGACCAGTTTTTAGCGATTTAGCACAACTTTTAATGGAATCAAATCTGTTTATTAACCTCGATTTTGTATCATATTGGAAAACTGGGGTTCCAATGTGATAATTTTGTTTCCATTTAAACTTATCTCCTCGAAATAGAAACCCATATACAACCTTTCCATTCACATATGTAAATTTACACTCTCGGAAAAACTGGCGGTTCTCACACATACCCTCTATAACATTTCCATTCGGATATGTAAGTTTACAATATCCGACGACACTGGGTCCATTCTCATACACACCGACATGTCCGCTTGTATATGTTATTTTACACTCTCCAGTCCAGCCATTTTTATACATCCCTTCTATCTTGTACCCATCAATAGATGTGAGTTTACAATGTCCGATAAACTCACCATTTTCACGGACACCCTCCAATGTGTCTCCTGGTTCGATATGTTCGGATTCGTTATCGTTCAAATATGTGAGTTTACAATATCCGATAAACTCACCATTTTCACGGACACCCTCTAATGTATCTCCATTAAAGTACGTGCATAAAGTGTTATTTGAATCAGGAATATCATATATGATTTTTGGAGTTGATTTTAACGACTCTCTACACGCAGGACAATTAAAATCGTTGATTTGTTTATCATGCCATTTAGAAATACACTCCATATGAAATATATGTCCGCAATTTGTAGTAATCGTATCTGTTGGTATATTCATCGGACATAGACATACCATACAGTCGTCGCAAGTAGTAATTTGGTTATTGGATGGTTCCATATTTTGGTTATTATTGTAAAATTAGTTACCTTATTAAAGTATCTACTTTAAGTTTTCAATTTTAGTTCAAAATACATGCGTCTAATTCGGGTATGGTATTTTCATCGTAATTAGTAAAACAATTTACATGTGTAACACTTATTGAATGCTTCTCTTTTGGGTTAATATCCTTTACATAATCACGAACACGCAATGTATATGACATGTGGACGTGGAAATTATTTATATTACAAATGATGATATTCAAAAATAACCCGCTATATCCAGTAATGTAATATTCTATGTCTATTTTTTTATTCTCAAAAATCATATTCGCCATTACTTGTAATAAACGAAATTTGATATCTAAATATTGATTTTTCTTCTCAATTCGTGTCATTTTCATACATCTTGTGGCTAAGTGGTCTAATTCTTGCACGGAAAACGGTATATTAAAATTTTTATGTTTGAAATAAATGTATTTCAGTAAATAATGACATACACAATCGGATAAACGACGAATAGGTGATGTAAAATGACAATATTCGGGCATCCCTACCAAATCGTGTGATTCTATGTTAGCCATATAGTCAGCACGAATACCATTTGTTATTATTTCTTGTAATAATTCTTCCCCTGATATTTCATTATACACGGTTTGTAACCATTCACTCGCATTGCATGTTCTAAAAATACCCGTATTTAAATTTATTTTTAAATACTCACCTATAAAAGAGTTCGCAAAAATAGCAAATTCGGCAATCATTTGTTTCATCAATCGTTCTTGCGGTGTATCTTCGTATAAATATACGTGATTATCTTCATATATCGGGTAGGCTGTAGAAACTTCATTTAATTTGATTCCTTTTGTTTTTAATGAACGTCTCGCTTTTAATGTTTCGCTTATCTTTAATCCTATAGTAAACGCATTCATTTCGTCGCAAACGACCGACGCACTATTATAACTAAATGCGTTCTCCTTTTTTACAAAAATGGTGGTAAATAATAATTTGATTTCGTTAATAGGTTCATAGGTGGTTGAATTTATTTCAGATAATACTGTAATCGCATTTTTAGTATTACCTTCTTGCGTTCCTTGTAAACTGGATAGTTCTAACACTTGATCGGGCATCATGTGAATTGGGGCACGATTTGATGGATATTTTGTTGTTGTTCTCTTCACAATATCCTTCCATAAATTCGAATCTAAATCGATGTATTCAGTTGGATCCGCAATATGGATTGCAAAGTATAGTTTATCGTTTTCACTATATACAGAAAACGCATCATCAGCATCTTTACATCCAATTGGGTCTATACTATACGTTTCATATGAGGTCATATCTACTCGTTCGTTTTTTGCAATAGAATAGGGGTGATTATTGGATATATTACTCGTAAGTATTTCATCTTTGACAATATCCCTTTTAATTCCATATTTTGGTTCAACTATGTTTGTATAATTATCTTCATAAACTTGATTATTCATTGTATACTATCAATATACTTGGTTATGATTGTATTTAATTATATACTTTTTTTGTTATAATACTAATCTTGTTTTCCGAAAAGACATAAAGTATTTTCTATGTATAATATAATATTGAATAAGTAATGGGTTTTACAGATAAAATGTGTCATGATGTTGCTAACAAAATTATAAATGATATATTTTTAGTAAAATATATACCGACTATCAACTTGAATAATACTTGGTATGAAAACTTAAATAATTTCCTCGTAACAGAATGGGACCGTCTTCAAGAAAGTGAAGATACACAAAGTCAAATTACTGAAGATCAAGAACATATGATTATAGTTGAGGCAATGCAAATTTTATTGGATAAAATAGACGTGGATGAAGATGAATTTGAAGACCATGAACAACATGTAGATTGGATGAGATTCGATGATATAATCGGACACTACGTTTGTTATGTAAAATAATTTATAGTGTTGATAAAATATATAAACGGTTGTCTATAGTATATATTGTAAAATAGAATAATGGATAAAGACCTTCGAATCAGTGAACTTGAAGATAAGGTCGCTCAATTAGAAGCAGAATTGCAGGCTACAAAAGAGCATTTGAAACGGTATACTGCTCCGGAAAGTAGAAAAGAGTATTATCAGAATAATAAAGAAGTTATCAAAGACCGCGTTAAGAAACATCAAGAAGAAACCAATTATAAGGCTAATTACAAACCTACATCCGAACAAAAAAAGAAATGGGCTAGAACTGCATATTTGAAAAAGAAGGAGAAATTAACGCAAGAGAAGAATGAGAATATTTAGGGTTATATAGTTATTTTATAATAAACTATATAAAATGAAATCTACATATAATATATCAAGATGACAAAATGTTCGGCAATTGACAGAACATTAAAATGCTGTAGATGCAATGTTATAAATGACACCAATTTTTGTAAAAAACACGATTATATGGTTGATTATACAGAAGAAATGTTGTCAAATTTACAGATTTGTTCGGGTTGTAAAAAATCATATTATATACCCGATGGTAAGACATGTACGAATTGTCGTACTAGAGGAAAGCAAAACAAACTATTAACCCGTGAAAATGTCGTTTTATGTGCGAACATTGGATGTGCATTCAAGCGTTCAGAAGAAAACAAATATTGTCAGAAACATCAAATTTGTATATTTGTTGATGATACTGTGGCTATGGGTAAAAAAATATGTAAACAATATGTTCGTGGGTGTAGAACCCAATTAGATTTGGATTATCAATATACACGTTGCCAATCCTGTTTGGAAAAGGAAAGAGAACAAGAACGTAATCGTAGAGAAAAAGCAAAAAATAATAATAAAACGGATACGCATCAAACGTGTTCTACCTGTTGTCAAGATTTAGAAAGTAGTTTATTTGTTGGCATTAATGGAGGGAATACGAAAACTTGTAAAAAATGTAGAGAAAGTAACCGCATTCAAGACCAAAAACGAGATAAGGAACATCGTAATAAGTTAGCATGCATTGCTTCTAATAAACCAGAAAGAATTGCGAAAAAGGCTGATTGGAAAGAAGAAAATTACGGGAAGGTGGTTATGTATTGTATGAATCATAGACAACGACGCATTGACGAGGATATTAATGAATATTTGGAAAGAAACGCGCAATGTGCAAAACAATGGCGGAAAAATAACCCAGATAAAGTACAAATCAACAATCAAAATAAAATAAACAATATCAACTTACAGTATGGAGTATATTCAAGGTGTGCTGGAGATAAAAATTTGGACTTTGAAATATCACAAGAAGAATTCAATAAAATTGTAAAGGAACCATGCCATTATTGCAATATTATTCAAGAACGCGGATTTAATGGGGTTGATAGGTTGGATTCAAATATAGGTTATGTTCTGGATAATTGCGTTAGTTGCTGTAAGATTTGTAATTATATGAAATGTTCTTTGCCCGTCGATGTATTTTTGAAACGAATAGAACATATTTTGACATATAATGGAAAAATAGAGGGACGTTATTTTCCGGAAGAGTTTTGCGATACTGATGCCGCATCATATACTCAATATAAAACGCGTGCTTTCAATAAATCATTACTATTTGAGTTAACAAAGGATGAATATGTAGAATTAATAAAAAGCAATTGTTATTTATGTGGTAGAAAATCATATGAAAAATATAAAAATGGTGTTGATCGCATTAATAATAATTTGGGGTATATAATGAGTAACGTGAAATCTTGCTGTGGTAGTTGTAATCATATTAAAAAAGATTTGGAATTAGACAAATTATTTAGTAAATTTACCGAAATATTTATGAAATGTAGAATTAGAGTTGATCACACACCAATTATATGTAAAACCCATAAACCATCCAAAAATATTGTAAAAAATACAAACAAAAAAACACCTGAAGAAATACGCGAGAAGGCACGTATTCGAAAACAGCGACAACGCGAAACATTGAAAGAAAAATATGGAGATGAAGAATACAAAAAAATGAAAGCAAAAGAATTGGCTGATTATAGGAATTCAAAAAAAGAAACGAATAATTAGATTGATTATTGTGTATAATAAAAACGTTATATTTTTATTATAATTTTTATGGAGATTCAAAAACAACAGGGTATTTGATTAACTATTTTTATTTATTGTATTTTTTATTTTGTTTTTGTGGGCGAACCCTTTTTATTAAAATACTTTGTAGGTCACGCAATTACTGACAATTTGATCAGTTTGAGTACGCTATACCAGCCATCCCTGACATTACGCGGAGAACATTGTAGTTAACAGCGTAGACACGAACCTTGGCAGTGGCAGTACCGGAGACGGCACCGGCAGAAAGGACAAGTTGAAGAACGGCATTGTCGATTCTGGAGAAGTTACATGAACCGGAAGGTTGGTGTTCCTCAGGGCGAAGGGCGAATGAGTACACGTTGATACCGGAATCAGGGGCACGGGTGTGGTGTTGGAAAGGTTGGACGGTATCGAAGTATGAACCCTCACGCTCGGAGAAACGGTCTTGGCCGTTAAGTTGGAGCTTGGCAGTGACAACTGGGTTCTCACCCCAACAATGCATGTCAAGGGCAGTCTCGGCAAGGACGAAAGTACCGGCATCGGAAAGAGTGGAAGCGTTGGTGGCACCAAGGAAACTTGCCTCGTCAGCAAATTCACCAGCACTGATATCAGATCCACCGAAGGCAGCAACGGAGTTAGGAAGAGCATCAATGGCATCAGTGTAGTTGAAAGGTTGGGCTCCGAATGTCTTGTATAACATGCTATCGGCAACAAGAGAGTCACAGTAGTCAACATTGGCATCAGGTTGGACGGCCCAAATCAACTCCTTACATGGGTGGTTGAAATTGAGCTTGATCTTGTTGGAAGAAGAACCAACGGACTCGTCACCAGTGAACTGAACTTGCTCGATGAGGTACTCGTGAGGGTTCTGTGCCATCTTTCTACGCTCATCGGTATCAAGGAAGATATAATCAACATAAAGAGATGCGGCAACAAGGGATTGTTGGTAGGCTTGAGTAGCACTGGAGGTACCGGCTAAAGCGAAAAGACACTCACCGATAGGGCGGAAGTCAATGTTGATCTTGACCTCGTGATATTGAAGAGCAATAAGAGGAAGAGCAAGTCCAGGGTTACGGCAAAACCAAAATTGAAGAGGAACGTAAAGAGTGGTCTCAGGAAGAGCTTGACGAGGGGCACACACTTGGTTGGGTGCGCTGTTAGCAGCACAGGGACCGGAGATCTCATCGAAAGCACCGTTTGTAAGATAGGTAAGTTGGGTAGTGTTACCAATCATCTTGTAGTAACCAGCCTGTTGCTCCTTGGAAAGAGTAAGTTGGTTCCAGATGTGCATCCAGTCGCCATATTGACGGTCAATGCGTTGACCTCCAACCTCAACCTCAACTTGTGCGATAAGTTGCTCGCCAATGAAATCTAACCAACGGGCTTGGACGTCCTTGGAACCGGAAGTCATAGATTGGTTGATCTCAGGAAGAGTGACCTGAAGATAGGTACGGTATGCAAGATCACCGTTACGGCTGATAGTACATGTGACACGACGTCCGAAATCGGCTTGACCGGAGAAGGTCTGCTCGATGGACTCCATGGCAAAGTTGGTATGGCGTCTATAAGACACCTTCCAGAAAGTAATTTCGGGGGTTCCGGTAAGGAAAACATCTTGTGCGCCGTAAGCGACTAATTGCATTAAACCTCCAGCCATTGTATGGATTTATATACTTTAAAAAGAAAATAATTTGGGGAAAAAACGCATTTAATATAACATATTACTAAAATAACAACTATACTCATAGATATATATATATATGAATCACTCTAGGTTAGAACTGTAATATCCTAAATATATAGTGCATACCAAATACGCCAACATATTATAGTTTGAATATAATATGCTGTTTTCAAATCTACGGTTTGCATAACAATGATGAAAATGAGCCCGTTGATTGTATAAATGTCTCTAAATAGTCTTCACGAAAAATTTCCTTTCTATTTTCATGTTTCTTTGTAAAAATATAAGAATCGCGAGATTTCCTTACATTCCAACCTTGATCTAAAGCATTTGTTAAAAACATCATTTTTTGAAAAACAGGTTTATCTATTTTTATATTGTTAGGAGGATCGATTAATGTAGTTTCGCAATTTGAGTTACTCATCGTATATAGTTTCTAAATATGAGATTCTCTAACAAATTACGAATTTTGAAAACAATACAAAAACTACGTCTCTAATATTCCAATGAGTAAAGAATCAAAATTTATATGCGAAAATCATCTGTTTCGATCCATTGAAACGCCACTGTCGCCAGCACGCTTCAAATGTAAGCGGTGTAAAAAACAAAACGTACATGGTTACACGAATCCCGACCACGTATCTAATCCATTCGGTTATTTATACTTGGCGCCTAATTTATGTATTAATTGTTCTTGTGCTACCAAGACATGTATGTGGTGCTAATAAAGACATCTATCTATAGGAACGTTCATCGCTCTTTCATTTCGGATAATTACGGTTTTTGAAATATACTTGTAAGATGACTATACATATTCCTATTCGTAAAAAGGAACATAAAAACACATACATAGAATACTTTATCTAAATGGCAGGCGGTCAAAAAAAAGGCAAATCGTCAACTATAAAGACTATACGTACTATTGACGAGAAACATACCGAACTTATAGAACATTATGACCGCATTGATAACGAAACTATACCACAGTTACAATCAGACAGAGATAAATTAAAAACATATATACGCGGTTTAAGTGAAAATCAAATCGACGATTATATGAACACCAAAGACAAAATCAAAGATATTACTCTGAAAATCAAAGAGTTGAAACGGGAGAAAAAACAATATTTTCTAAACAATTCCAAGTTTATTTTTGATTATTTCGAACAGAAACAGCAAATTTCATCAAATATAGAAACCACTACTGGTTCTACGAATGCGCTCAAATCTTTTTTCAAAATAAAATCGTCAGATAAATTTGAAGATACGATTATTAATCAATATACTCAATCTAAAAAAAATACACAACAATATTGGCGAAATGTTACAAATGAATTTACTAACGCACAAGATTATTACGTTAAATCGGACAAATGTGAATTCTGCAATAATGGCGAAATGATACCACAAGACGAAGAAGGAATACTTATATGTAATAATTCAGAGTGTGGTAAATTTGTTACTTATATTATTGATAGTTCCAAACCCAATAATAAAGACCCTCCAAATGAAGTATCTTATACAGCATACATACGTCTCAATCATTTCAAAGAAATTCTATCACAATTTCAGGCAAAGGAAACTACACAAATACCCGAGGATGTCATTAATGCTATCAAATCTAGGATCAAAAAAGAACGAATTACGGATATGTCTCAACTGAACTATGATAAGATGCGCGAATTATTGCGTAAACTCGGATTAAACAAATATTTCGAACATATACAATATATTAACTCCTTATTTGGCATCAAACCACCCGTCATGAACGAAGAACTTCATGAAACATTATGTGTACTCTTTATTGAAATACAAAAACCATGGGCCGTTCATTGTCCGGTCAATCGCACTAATTTCTTTAATTATACATATACCCTTCATCAACTATGCGTCTTACTCGACCAAACACAGTATTTACCATATATACCCATGATGAAAGACAGAGAAAAACAACTAGAACAAGACATGATATGGAAAAAGGTATGCGAAGACCTTGATTGGGAGTTTTTTCCATCAGTGTAAATAATTGTATATCAAATCAATATAAACATTTCTGAATATGTCATTCAGTGAGAGAACAAATGACATATTCTTATCCAATGCAATTAAACATACAATATTCAACCGACCAGGAATACCGCAAATGTTTACGCGATGTATTCCAAATGGACTCTACACAATTTCCGGATGTCAAAGATATGGATTTAGACCAGGTTACCGCAGATGAAATGATGTACGATGAAAAAGCAGCTAGTCGTACAATGGAACACGTTTTCGAAAACACGTTTCAGCATAAAGATTTCATATTATTATACGAAAAAGCCGCATCGTTCATGTTTTCAATCGATACTAATATTGGGCTTACAATACTATTTGGATACGATTATTTAGACCTTTTTCACCCACTGTTATCCGGGTTTTTTTCGAATATGGATAACAAAACTTTATCGTCCATGTCAGAATACAAACTACTATATGATAAATTACACAAATAATTGTATATAATATATGTATTATAGTATATACAGATGGCCTCTACTCGTAGTAAAAACAATGAAGGCGATTATAATTTAGAACAACAATATAATTCCAGGTCATGTGATTATCTAACGCATCATAAAAATAATTTTGGACGTCCCATTTCAACCAATTTCGCAGGAAATGGACTACTCAATGGACGTGTCGCACCTATAAATTTATCTAGTAATCCATATGATATCGAATCGCAGTTATTTGGTATTGGAACCAGTAATATGGTTAAACCAAAACCCGATGTTATTCCGGACATTTATACACTCAAATCACTTGACGTTTCTGATCGCCTCAAAGTTATTGTACCCGAACCTCTTATTGTTGAAAAAGGTCAGAGACCTAACGTTATGAACTAATCTTCCGAATATTGTTTGCTTGTTCGTGTACGATAACTTGATTTGTTTCGGAACGTGATATTTTTAGGACGGGCTTTTTTTACTTTATCCTCGAGTTCTTCTTTTGAAACAGTTAGTATTTCCGTAGGTTCTTCACATAATGTGTTATTGTTGAATGATACAATCGATTTTATTTGATCCATCAATTCATTATGTGAATTAGATGAAGTCAACTTACATGGAAGTTCAGAACACTCACTTATTGTTAGTTTCATATATTCGGGCATAGGTTCCGTTGTGTTATTTTCGTACACTTTTATTGGTATTTGAATAGTTGCCATCACATATTCAAATAGCATTGTTAATTACTTGGTTGTATTACAATAGATAGTAATGTTTAACTTTATTATGGATTAATATTAATTTCTTTTTGTTCTTTTTCTTTTGCTTCTTTTGCTTCTTTTGCTTTTCTTTCTTTTTCTTCTTTTGCTTCTTTTTCTTTTGCTTTTCTTTCTTTTTCTTCCTTTGCTTTGTGTATGGCCTCGTCGATTGATATTTTGCCGCGGCGTTTCTTCATTTCGTTTGCTGATTCTTTTATAGAATCCATCGTCGAGTTTGACATTTGCTGGTTATCTTGTTTATGTTGTTGTAATTTGGTTTCGATTGGTACTTTGCGGTCTTGGTTCATTTCGTCTGCTGATTCTTTTATAGAAGCCATCATCAAGTTTGACAGTTTTTTAGGTTGTTCTTCTTCGACTTTTTTGACTGGTTCTTCTTCTTTTTTGACTTCTTCTTCTTTTTTTTCTTCTTCTTTTTTTTCTTCTTTTTTTTCTTCTTTTTTTTCTTCTTCTTTTTTTTCTTCTTCTTTTTTTTCTTCTTTTTTTTCTTCT